GAGTATATAATGGCGGGAAGTAAATTAGTAAAGATTATGCAAGAGGCTGGAAAGCCACCTACTGGAGAAGTAACCGATTTACTATTTGGAGTAGTAACTTCGGTTTCTCCTCTTAAAATAAAGATTGACAATAGGTTTGAGGTAGATGAGAAATTCTTAATTTTATCGGCCTTGGTAAAAGAAACAGTAATAAATATACCTGAAAGGGAAGAAAACAAACATTTACATGTAATACCTGAACATACTACTTCTCCTGCAGGTGATGGGCCTCATACCCATACCATTCCACAAATGAACACTTATTCAGCTTTACCAAGTATTCTATTATGGAGAGGTTTAATTGTAGGGGATAAGGTAAGGGTATTAAGAGTTAATCAAGGTCAAATGTTTTATGTACTTGAAAGGGAGGAGGGAGTTAAATGATACCAGAGCAGGAAGTAAATTTAACAAATTTGGAAGTAGTTAACCAACCCTCATTGACTTATCGATTGGACTTCGAAAGAAAGAGAATTAGTGGATTTATTGATAATGAAGAAGCTATTATGCAACTGGTAATGAAAATCCTATATACAGAACGATATGCTTATGTAATATACAGTTCTCAATATGGGGTAGAGTTAGATAGATTGATTGGACAAGAATATGATTTTATAATATCAGATTTGGAAAGAACCATAACTGAAGCACTTCTTGCTGATGATAGAATCTTGAGTATCACAGATTTCACAACAGAGCAAACTGCAATAGATAGAATGGCCGTATCATTCAGAGTTAATTCAGTAGTAGGTGCAACAAATATTAGTACGGAGGTGCAAATAGTATGATTGGAGATTATTTACAACAATATACCTTTGAATATTTAATGGAGCAGGCATTATCAAGAGTTCCAGATACCATTGATAAAAGAGAAGGAAGTATTATATACGATGCATTGGCTCCAGCTTGTTATGAATTAACTGAATATTACATGCGATTGAAAAATATCTTAAAAGATACCTTCGCAGAAACAGCCAATGAAGAATATTTAGATTTAAGAGTAGCTGAGCAGGGAATAGAAAGATTCCCAGCTACGGCAGCGGTTAAAAAAGCTATGTTTGAAACAGCAAGTGGAGCTCCATTAGAAGTGGAAATTGGAAGTAGATTTTCTACGATATCAGAAACTGAAACACTAAATTATGTAGTAACCGCCCCTTATGAAGTAGATGGAGTAATAGTTCCAGGGAGTTACCAACTGACTTGTGAAACCATTGGTACCATTGGAAATGCATATGTAGGTAATCTAATGCCAATTAACTATATCAATGGGTTAAGTTCAGCAGTTATGACAGACCTGATTATTCCGGCAAGGGATGTAGAAACAGATGACGATTTAAGAGCAAGATACTTCTTAGCTTTAACGGATAAACCCTTTGGTGGAAATCTTGCTCAATATGATGAAGTACTAAAAAATATAGAGGGTGTAGGAGAAGTTCAAATATATCCGGTTTGGGATGGAGGGGGAACGGTTAAATGTAGTGTTATAGATGCTTCATTCAATCCTATTACAACTGATTTTATCAATGTAATTCAAAATGAAATCGACCCAACACCTCAAGGTACTGGATTAGGGTTAGCTCCAATAGGGCATATTGTAACAGTTGTAACACCTGATGAATTAACTATCAATATAGAAACCAATATACTTTTAATGGCGGGGTATACAAAAGCTCAAGTTGAACAGCCAATAAAAGATGCTCTTGAAGAGTATATGCTAAGTCTTAGAAGACAGTGGGGAATCCCAAATGACTTTAACGAGCACCTTCTTGGAGTTTATATATCCAGAATAAATGCAGCAATACTAAATGTTGCAGGAATTGCGAATGTTACGGATACAACTATAAATGGACTTCCTCAAGACTTAACTCTAATTCAAACAGCGGCTTTACAAGAGTTGCCAATATTAGGACAGGTGATATTAAATGAATAAAACAAATTTAGCTAAATATTATCCTATAATTTATAAAGATGTGTTGGAAATTGATGAATTAGTCGCTACCCAAAATAAGTTGTTTGATGAATTAGAAAGGCTTACTTTAGAGGTTGAGCAGAATCAATTTATATTAACTGCTAATGCCCGCGGGTTAGATGTTTATGAAAAGATGTTAAATATAATAGTAAATTCGCAGTCAGATACTATACAATTTAGGAGAGAGAGGTTAATAAATAGACTGTCTTCCCTCCCTCCATTCACATTAAGAGAATTGAAAGGTAGGTTGAACAATCTATTAGGGTCAAACAATTATGATATTGAGGTGATTTATGATAATTATGAATTAAAGTTGGATATGAGGATTGGGGTTTATGGAAAATTAGATGAAGTTTTGAAAACCTTAATTTCAATTGTTCCGGTAAATATGCAAATCATCACCACTAATAATTTAACTTATGAAGCTACTGGGACAGTGTATACAGCTTCGTATAAAGCAGGAATACGTAATTTTACTATTACATCAGAGTTGTTGCAAGAGTATTTAGCTCAAGGGTCTTTCTATACTGGTTCAAACCTAAGTAAAACGCTTGAGTATATAATAAATTAAAGGAGGATAAATAGTGCAAAACTTAGTTATAACAAACAAAGGTCAAGAGTTAATGGCAAAGTTAATTGCCGGAACATCTACCGCAACCTTTACAAAGATTTGCACATCAGATTATGACTATACCAATACTAATCTTGAAGAGTTATTAACGATGTACCAAATCAAGCAAGAAACCTTAGTTTCTAAAGTTTCAAGAACTGATACAACTATGGTTGAGGTATTAGGGGCAATTAACAACATAGAATTAACAGAAGGATATTATATTAGAGGAGTAGGACTATTTGCGGAGGATTCAGATGGGGTTGAAATTTTATATGCTATTAGCATAACAACTACTCCAGATTATATGCCCCCATTTAGTGGTTCAACCGTTTCAGGGGTAACTTTCAGATTGAATACAAAGGTGGATAACTCATCTCAAGTTACACTTGAAGTAAATCCTGCAGCTGTTCCTACCATTGAGCAAGTGAACCAAATATCTAATATTATAACTATCCATAGCCAAGCAATGATTGCAAGTGAAGAAGGAGTTCATGGTTTTAGATACTTCAATGATATTCTACAATTTGATGATGGGAGTGGGAATTGGATTGATACCGAAACCGGAGGAGGAGGCATTGCCCCTAATAATGTAATCAACCCAAAGATTAAAGTAGGTAATAGTAAATTAACAATTAGTTGGGAAGACCCTGGTGATACAATTGTAGAAGGACAATTACTTGCAACTTGGGCGGGTACTAAGCTTATTCAAAAGGCTGGTTCCTATCCTGAAAATGTAAAGGATGGAACACTTATTCTCGATAATAAAGTAAAAGATGCTTATGCAACTAATGGTTTTGAAATAAGTGGATTAACTAATGGTCAAACTTATTATTTCCAGTTATTCACTTATAGTGATAAAAACGCAGTTAATGAGAATGTAGCAAATAGGCTTTCAGGAACACCCCAACCTTATAAAGTAATGACTGCTATAATTGACCTATCTAACAGTAATCCAGCAACTTGTATCACGTATGCAGATGATGCGGTTGGTATGACAGCTGGTTCTGCGGTATGGGATGAATTCTTTGGTCATTATCCAGTAATTCTAAAAGATGGGGTTGAAGGGGTAAAGCTTAACCCTAATGATTATACAAAGGATATTGATGGGAACACTGTTAATTTAGCTTCTACAGCTGTTGGGGATGTTATGGTAGCTTTTCCAAGAAGAGGAGTAAAGATAACAACAGTTGGAAATACATTAACTGTAAAAATGACAGATGACCCTGATAACCCAGAATTTGAATATTTAGCGCATACCCGAGGAACTACTCGAAAAGAAAAGTTTTATCTTGGGGCTTATAAAGGATTTACAGATGCTTCAAAATTACGTTCTTGGTCAGGAAAAGCACCAACAGCTTCACAAACTATTGCAACATTCAGAACTCAGGCACGGGCTAATGGAGCAG